GAAGTTCATCCCATACATCTTCATTGATTTCTTTAGGACGATTAAGAAGCTTGCTCATCTGGTCCTGGCCAGAACCCTCTTCAGCTTTGTCTTCAGCCTTAGTTTTTGAATAGCCTCGTTTTTTCGCTAACTCTTCGAACTCTTCATCAGTTAGTTCTTTTTTCTGTTCTTCTTTATCTTCCTTCGAATCATCCTGATTATCCTTATCATCAGTATTGTCAGAATCAGAAGATTCCTGAGCGCCATCAGAGTTCTCATTACCTTGGCTATCCTTGCTTTCTTCGCTGGCTCCGACATGGTTGTCAGAAGCTTCATTATTTTTTTCTTCCTCTGCGTTATTTTCCACAGAGTTCTCTTGCTCTTGTTGGTCTTGTGCTTCTAACGCCTCTAGAGCGTTTAATCCAACGTCCCCTAAGTCATCATTCATTGGGCTGTAGCCTCCTATGTTATATTGTTAATACTTATATTCTACCATACATTTTTGATACAATTATCTAAACTTTAAGGCAGAGAATTTCAAGAGTGCTGGTGGATTATCTCCCGTGCCTGTTGCTACGATACGGGTAATACCTTCGTATGAGCCACTTTCTTTTATGGCGTTAAGTCTTCTTAATATAGCTGGGTCGGTGATTTCTTCTTCGGTTGGCGTATTTAGTGGGTACAGTACTCTGACTGGATTGTTTTTTGCTGCTTCACTAGCTAGCCAATTCTTAAATGCCGTTATCGAATTTGTTGCCATATTCAAGAAGCACAAGTTTTTACCATCGCCTCGAATTGCGAATTGTTTATCTTTTTGTGGGTAAGATTTTGAGTTATCAGAATGCGTACAGTATCCATCTACATAGTTAGCGGTTGAGTTGATAATATTCTCACAGATGAATATATTTTTTTCTTCGCCTGTCTTGAACCAGTTTTCTGAACCGTTTAGGCTCTTCTCTCCAACATTCCTGACAATATACCACTTATCATTACGCATAGTGATGTAGTCTTGATAGTTTCCGATTTTGTATAGAGTTGGAAGCTTCGAAGACAAACTATTACTTACAAATTCTGTAAAGTCTGTGCTTTCGTCCTCTTTTACACAGGTAATCCTAAGCCGTAATTTCTTGTAATTCCAGAAAGCTTGTTTTTGCTCGATATGATACGGAACCCAGACAAATGGATTATAATAATCATCACATATATCGTTTACCGTAATCGAAGACTCTTTAGAAGAGTTATTCAGGTCTTCAGGTCTTAATACATCTTGATATAGTTGTTCACCTCTTTGGATAGGAATAGTATAGACAAAATAAGCACCAGGCCAAACTTTCTCAACTGAACCACTTAGGTGTTCGATTCTCAACTTATACTTTCCGCTAGGGATATAGCTCTTTGAGTTAAAAACATTCACTAGCGAGAAGTCAATAGTAGGTGTGCCATTTAATTCAAATGAACCGTCCTCATAGGTCTTAATTTCTACACCATTAACCGTACGATTGTCAAACCTAGTATCGAAGAGGTTTTTACCTTGAGAGAAGACGGTTATGTCTTTTACACCCTTTATCTCACCAAATGTCGGAGTATTCATCCCGACTGGTGCGTAGTTATTACCGTCGAATGAATTACCCTTGAATACTCCAAACCTACTTAAGATTGAGTTAGAGCCGTTCCAGAATGTCTTCTCGCCTGTAACTAGATATACCAGAGCCTCGGAATAGACTGCCGTATTCCATGTGAATACCGATACCTGATTGTCTATAGTATTATAGTACTCGTAATTGTTATTATCTTTACGCTTCAATCTAACAGTTAATCGTAGGTTGGCAGTAGGGGTGTCAGCATACACAGAGTAGGCTGTGTTATTCTCGAGAAGGTCGGTAATTAGTTTCTCTTGGAATCTGACATTGTCTTTGGTAGTCGCACCAGTACACTCAAGCATTCCGTCTTTTTGTTTTAGAGTCAGACCGTCGACAGTAATTGGCAAACTGGATGCAGCGTCATATAGATTGATTGGACCACCTGTGTGTGGCTCATAATCAGTGGCTGTGTCGCCATATTCAAGTTGAGCTTTGACCGTATCGTTCAAGTTAGAACCACTCACTGCACTAACATATAAGTATCCAGCAATAATTGGTTCCGTGATAGTAAAAGTACTAGAGGTAGAGGTACCCGTCATATTAGCAATAGTCTCAGAAAAAGTACCACTTGCTAATTTATATTTGAATATAACCTTATGCGTTCGTGAGTGGTCTATTGAGAATGTATATTTACCTGCAGGCAGTGGAGCTGGGAAAATAGTATAATTTGTAATGTTAGCCCATGAGCCCGTCATTTTTCCAGAATATGAGACAGTACCGTCATCTGACATTGTAGAAGAAATACCTTGACTAGGTTCCGTCCTTGCGACAAGTTTTAGTAAATTCTTGCCACTGGCATTAACTTGCTCAGTATTCCCGTAGATAGTTACCGAATCAAACGGAGCTTTAAGCGTGTTATTGAGAGTGAGACTCGACCCAGGAGTACCATTTTCAACCGTCGCCGTCTTCATCATAGACAAGTAGAGCTCCTCATTGTTAAAGGTCTCTTCTGGCTGTTTGAAACGAGCTGAAACAAGGTATTTTAAGTAACCCACAATACGTACATCATACGGGTCTTTAATCTCTTCTGGGTAAGTCGTAGTAACGCCAGCTAGGAACGCCACCAGTGCTTCCTCGTCAAATAAGCATTCTGGCTCACCTTTCTCGTTTTTCGGGTATTCACTAGTTAAGCCAGTCCAATAGGCAAGCCACGCATCGAAATGGTTTGTAGGATGTTTAAGCTTTGGTTGCAGGTCTGATTTTTTAAGTACACCAGCCTTATATGCTAGATAAGCTTCCGTTGTAGTGTTAGCGATTGGGTCAGGTAATCTCATGTGTTTTCCTTTCTATCTAAAGATTACTTAGATTCATGTTTTCTGCTGGCATATTCGGAGCTGGCTCAGCCATTTGCTGGCCCATCAACATCTCTCCTGGTGAGCCACCACCCATCATGCCGCCCTGAGGCTGGCCTTGAGGCATCATCCCGCCTTGTGGTGGTATAGCGTTAGGGTCTCCTGGCATTGGTGCGAGTTGCTGTGGCTCTGGAACTTCTGGCGTTACTGGCATATTAGGGTCAAGCAATAAACCTTGCATTGAGGCTTCTTGGAGCTTCACGCGCTGGCTCAATAGGTAAACTTCCTCTTGGATGTGAGCCACCATAGCCTTTTGTCTCTCTGGGTTGGCATATAAGAACTTATCGGTGGTGATTTGCGTACGGTGGGCTAGAATGTGTTCAGCATCGACATCATCATGGCCCTTTACATCTTCACCATTCATAATACAGGCAAAGTCAATATAAGCTTGGCGGTTCTGCATCTCAGCTTGCAATTCATTAGTCAAGGCATCTGGGCTCATCTTAAACTTGACCAAGGTGTTGTAGCGTTGGTCTGCGTTCTTCATTCCGAGGTCTTTGAACAAGTTATAAGGGTCAATCAAGCCCATTTGTGCTAGATTCATAGCAATCTGTTCATCACGTGCCTTATCCTTCTTCTGAGTCGTGCCATGTTCTACTTTCACCCATGCTACATCAGGGATTTTTTCGCGACTAAGCTCCACAAACACAAACTTGCCATCATTGTCCTTACAAGCGAACTTCTTGTTATCCTTGTACCAAACCTTCATCATTTGGACTAATAATCTGTAGTAGTCGTCTAATCCACGTTCCAAACATCGAACAATCTCATCTTGGCGGCCACTAGCTTGGTCTCTCATAATACGTGCTTCACCTAAGGTATTAGCTCCGCCTCTATCTTGAGCTCCTCGGAATTGGCTTGGCGTTCCCATAATCTCGTGGATGGCATTCTTAATCTCTTGCTTATCATTTAGCACATAGTTAGGCAGGAGATGTGGCGTAATCTCGCCAAATGCACTACTCACAGGTTGGTCTCCATTAGTCTGGAGTAATAAAATCTGGTTCGGGTCTCTTGTGATATTTTCCGCCTCATCGGAAGGCATAGCACCAGACTTAAAGATTAGAATGGAGTTTGCAGTGTCTGCATTCTCCATAATCTGTCGGCCACGCTTATTAAGAGCATCCTGCAGTGGAATAGCTTGCTCAAATGGAGATGTCTCGTCAATAAGATGCGACCCCGAGTTCATATAGTTAAAGAAGACGTATGGCTTCATTGGACGTGGTAAGAAGTTCGTGATTTGAACACCATCACCATCGTAGAGATAGTTAGGGTTCTTAGCCTTGCCTAATAACAGGTTGCCGATATACCATGCAACACATTCTGTTTCACCCTCATCGGTAATCTCAGTAAACCAAACTTCTTTATATGCATAAACAGAGTTCTCAAGCTTTGAACTCGAACGAACACGCCCAATCTCAAGCATGAACTCTTCCTTCTTCTCTGGGAAGAGATTAAAAATCTGCTGTACAGTGGCAGTACAGGTCTCCGCAATAAACAATGGATTCTCGCCAAGACGGCAAGATTTGTCCACAACAACATTTTCAGGCTCAATCACTCTAGGTACGATGTCTTGCAATACATCATCCCAATATAACTTAATGATACCCACATATTTTAAGTACATATTGCGTTCAACTTTGTTTATTTTTTCACCAAGCTTGAACTTCTCGCTATGAACATTAAGCCCCCATTCCAGACTCTCGGCCATCACTTTGGATTGTGTGGTCGCGTCTTCTGGCAGGACCTCTGCGGATGGGTCGCTACTGGTAGTATAGGCAGTAATAGTTTCGGTAGCAATAAACAGTTCATTCTGTACGTATGGAATCTGATATGCATATAGTTTATCGCTATCTATCTGTATACCTTTATAATATCGGTTGTTTTTCTTGCGCTTTTCTTCAAGATTAAAACCCTTTGGGTCATCCCAATAGGTCTTAGATTCTTTCTCCCAGCGTTTGAAGTTCTCAATGAGCTCCTTGTCTGGAACATCGAGAGCTAATACAGGTAGCTCTTCTACCAAGCCAGTCTCTTGTGGATTATCAAAGTTATTATTCATGCGAGTATTCTCCTTACTCTCATTATAACATTTTAAGCGAATATGCCATAGCTTATTCTATCAGGGGTCAAAATGGCTTTAAGCGAATACCGCCCATAATAAACGAACTTGGAATATAATTTTTTATATTCAACTTTAGAGCCTATTTCTGGAATAAGAACTTGTAAACACAATCACAACCTCGGCATTTATGTTCCATGACTTTCATGCCGGAGACCAGTTCAGAATGTTGGCTGGGGTCAAATCCGTCCTCGAATACCACGGACTTAACATCAGCGTTTATCTTACATAACATCCTCGAACAATAGACACACCTAATCTCCCTAAGTTCGGGTAGGTCGTCTTCATAGAGCATAATAGATATTGGTTTTGGAGTCTTCATACATTCATTATAACATACTGGCCATGACATTGATGTCCTAACCAAAAAACCACTATCTCTAGTGGTCTCTTGGTTAAGGTGCGCATATATACATTATACTATAATTCAGGATTCTCGTGGATATTTCCGACAACCTCATAATGATTTGACATATAATTATATAAATCAAATATTTCATCGGTTTTTGTTTTATCCAATAACCCAATTCGTGGGCTCTTGGGGTCTCTCACTACAACGAATTTACCAATACACCGTTTGTCGTAGGGATATTTCATCTTAACTATGTCGCCAACACAAATCATCATGCCGTCCTTGTCTTCAATCCCAGTTGCTTGTTCGATGATAATATCTTCAGTAGTCAAGAAACTTTTACGGTCTTCTATCCAAATTTCCAGCCCGCCAAGCCATTGCCCATCACGGTCAAGAGTAATAAAATCACAATATCTATCATGCTCATTACTCCAAGCTCTATATTTTACTTCATCCATTCTTACTCTCCTTAATCTTCTCAGCAACCATCTTAAAATTGCTATTTCCCATAACCGTTCGATATACTTCTAACTCAGCTTCCAATTTGGCACACTCAATGAGCTCGTCATGAATTTTCTCATATAACTCATTTACTATTCTGTCATAATATTCCTCTTTTACCATGTTGCCGAATTTCATATCATTACCCCAAGAACGTGATACAAAATAATCAACATCTTCACTATATTTTTTTAATACATCTTTAATATCGTCTTTTGTTATCATTCTTCCCCCATTTCATATTTACGAACGATTTCCCACTGCTCTTTATGCTCTTTGAGAGATTTAAGAAGTGCCTCTTCTGACTTAAAATAAATTGCCCCTGGGTAGTAATACCACGAAGAGAAAGTACTCCATGCTTCTAAACATAAACAATAGGAGTTATACCAATTATTACTACTACCTGGCACAAATTTTCCGCCCTCTGCGTCATCTAAGAGAGTTTGGCGAGCAATATCGTATTTAAGTTTAGTCTCAAGCTCTTGTTTTGTGCGCCCATAAATACCAATATTGTAGCGATAGTTGTCCATGCCGTCATTAGTATCAATCTCATGGAGTATAGCACCTTCATCGTCAATAAAATAATAACTATCACCTCTTCCACCCCTCCACCTTTCATGTTTTTCAGGGATTTCTTCAAACCACTCATCAAAGTTAATGATGTCTCTAACTGCAACCGATGGGCTAAGCTGGCATCCATCTTTGGTAACTTGAACTAATTCTTTATCATCGTCAATGGTCCCATCCTCTTCAAAGATGGCTCCAGCCTTGACAGTTAGTGTGTCTTTCAGCAATTTATATCTCTTCATTTTATTTTCTCCTCTTACTACATAAAAGCGTGTTTATTACGCTCCTATAATTGATTTAATTGCTAATGCTAGAAGTATCCCCATTATGATTTGTGGCCAGAAGCTTATTGCTACCGCAATCGTAACAATAATAACCGTGATTATCGTCGCAATTAGAAACGCTACATAATCAAATAGTGTATTGATTTCAATGTTCTTCATACTTTGCCTCTATTATTCCTTCTCAGTACCATAAACGCCACGATGTTCGCGCTCAGTCTTACGATAAGTTAGCCAAAGTATAGCTTCATCAATTTTATCCATGGCTAATTGATTCTCACGGCAAGGTAGTTGTTTGTTGTACTCGCTTAGTTTTGCCTGAGCAATAATAAGCAGGTCT